GCCAAGAAAAGTAGTACTCGACAGGCGCACCCAACCGCCAATCTTCTGAGGCATACCCCGTCTGAAACGCACTTTGTTGGTCTCATACCAACCGCCTTCGGCAGCGTAGCGGGTATTCTCGCGGTCAACTCCGGGCTTGAACTGTAGTTTCTGTAGCGGCATTTCTTAACCTCATTATAGGTACTCACCCATCTCGATCATGTACGCGAGTTCGGTTGAGCGTCCCTTAACATCCCGACTCCACTTGGAATCTAAAAACTCTAAAGATGCGGTTTTGTAGTCTGCTGCGTCCATAGCAGCTAATGCGCGCCTGAAACCACGAAGTCGAGTGGCACCAAGGTTAAATCCGATGTCTATAATAGCATCTTTTCGTACGTCATCAAGGTTCTTAAACCACGGATATTCCGAAGAAAGTTCCTTAATAACGCGTACTATGTCGTTCTCTAGTAGGTAATCGACTTCATCGTCTGACAGCCCTAAACCGGACTTAGAGATATTTCTGCCCACGCCTATAGTTTCGTATCCGGCAGAACAACGGTAGACGTGGCTTTCTACACCCTCATGCCGTTTCAACATCTCAAGTAACTTTTCGGTCATAGCTGTTTCAACAATAGTATCAGTTGCGCAAAGTCGTACAGACTAACCAGCGCTTTTGGTTACGCCGTCAGCGGCGTTTTCCTCGACTTCTTCTTCAGCTACTATGTCGTCTATCGTGTCACAAACATCTTCTACTACAGCACCTGTAGTCATTGTAAGCGCGCCACGGCCTACTGCTCGAATGCCTTTGTACATACCTGAGCAATAAATCTCTTTGTTTTGGATAACTTGCTCTACAGAGGCGCACGACGCCATAAGCAGGGCTACACTAAATATCAACGCCAGTTTTGCCATTTTTCTGGTCCTCTAGGAACTTAGTTAAGCGGGCTTTATACCCGTCCATAAAGTGGTCTGAAACACGGTCTTTAACGCCACGGTCTTTCTTACGCAAGTACTTAGACGGGTTTATGTAGTCCACGCCGCCGTTGGAGAAGTACAGCATCTCTTGGGACTTGCTCGGCCCGTAGCACAAACGGGGTACACGAGCGACTGCATCACTGCCGTTTACCACAGAAATCTGGTCGTCGAGCGTAAGCGGCTTTTTAAACCCCTTGAAGAACGTGTTTGGTTTACCAAAAGTAATGACGCTCAAGTTATCGTGCTTACCGTTTAACTTAGCAGCGGACAGTTCCGCTAGTGCCCCACCGAGGCTATGCCCACAGATTAGTGTGCGCTTCTTATAGTCTATGTGCTCTTCGATCTCACTCCAGACAGACTTATGCGCCGCTACAAACCCGCCGTGGCAGAGCCTACCGGCATACGGCAAGGGCACAGGGAACAAGTTAAACGCCCAGTCCCCCACCTGCTGAGTACCACGGAACACAATGATGTCTATGGTTTTGCGCTTAACAACAAACGCCGTAGTCGAGGTCAGCCCACACTCGATCTTGATCGCATCTTTGTTCTTGTCGTTGTAAGCCTTCATAGCCCACGAGCAGGCCATTGTTAGCAGGACGGGATCAAGTTTCATTTGTCAGCCTTGCTCTCAAGTCGCTTGAAGATAGCACCAAGCATCTCTTTGATTTCTCGTATGTCTTCGCGGTAGTCGTCTTTAGTGACGTACTGCATGGGTATGGCTTTCATATCTGCGTCAATACGATCCAGCAGTGCAAATACTCTATTGACTAACCAACCGACAACAAATCCTGCTACTGCTATCGTTACATTGAACATCACTTGATAATCCATCACACTACCCTACTGTTACAGCCGCCATAAAAATTGCAGAACCCGCACATATCGCCAAAGCGACCAAGGCGATGACTAAGTTCTTTATCTCACGTTGTCGTTGCAGCTTCTCGCGTTGTATCTTCAAAAGCTCACGTTGAGCCGCAGCTCTTCGGTCACGCTCTGCTGATCTCACTCTAAGCATTTTTTGATAAAGCGGAGTCTTGCCCTGTGCCATGAACATTTTCTTGATTTTTGCCTCATACTCATCACAGGCAATCTCGGCTTGTATCACTTTTAGTGCGTAGGACTCTACGGATTCTTCCCCGTAGGCCCCGTTTGGCTTTCGCCTGTGCTCTTCTTTCGCTTCTTGGACTTTCTCTTTGGCGTCGTAGAAATCGCCAAGTTGATCCATTAGGCCACTGGCCTGCTGACCTGTATCAATCGCAGACTGTATCAAATCGAAGGCTTTCTTAGCCGCCCCTAATGCTAATCCAATCTCAATCATTACTTACTACTCACTTAGTTGTACACTGCGTATGCCTTTTCCCAAAGCTCGAAGTCGTGGGCGTATGTGTCTAGTATATCTTGCTTTCTGTCCGGTGTAAGCTCTGCTAGAAACACGTCTAGTTTGTTGTCGGGGTTCTTCCGCATTTCGATTCGCCCGTCTACGCTACCACCTCTTTCGAGTATGTACTTACTAACATGCTCATGTAGGTTTTCGGTGTTAAACAGTTCCGCGTGGTCAGGAAAGTAGGAAGATTGGGGTTTTACGCTGTACTGTATCGGAGCGATATCCCAGTTGTTTTTTATGTAGTCCCAGTATGAGTTTGGGTTACCGTAGTTAGTGGCACTATGTATTGTACCGCGGGTCATAAGCCCGTTGTTGTCCGCTATAGTTACTGCGCGACGAACTTTTATGTAGTAAAACAAGGAGGCTAGCCACTCTAAAGGGTTGCGGATACCGCCAACACAGGGCATGTCTGCTTGTACCGCTCCTTTGGCCCGTAAGTCATCGAAAGTACGGTGTACGTCTTTTAGGCTGTTCGGGCCATACAAAGTTTGTGGCAGTTGAGAGTAGTCTAGCCCGTGCTCTTTGTCATAGGCTTCAAACTCTTCCCAAGTAGAGAACGGTCCTTCGATACTATAGGTGTCTTTCTCGGGGTCTATAAGGCCCGATTTAAAAAAGTAGAAAACAAGCGAAGTCGAACCCGTTTTAGGGGCGCGTATTACGGAAAAGTTGTTTGAGTATGAAATAATCATGGGGTAATTACCACCGTATCTGTGTCGCTAAAAAATAACATTTGACCTTCGCATACTATGTTCCAATCAGGGCCTTCTTGCTCGCTACGCGACGGGACTTCTATAATAACGTGCCTAGCTAACCACTCTGTGTTGCCTTGGAGTACGCGCCAAACATGTTCCTCTGTTCCTCTGCCCGGGTGCCCCCTGCCTTTATTAAACCTTATGCGGTATTTAGACATTAGGGCGCATAGGGAACTTGGGGTCGCAATCAAAGTCCGGGCACCGACAAACCGCGTCTAAAACTAGTAGGTAGTCGCCCCAAGCCATCTTTTCACCAACGGTTATTGCATGGTTACTAAGCGCTGCGTTGGCAACATCTTTTTCTGCTTGTACTCGGGCTATAATTTCGGCTTTTCTTAACGTCTCTTGCTCAGCATCTACAAGCTCAACCCAACCCTGATCGACATACGCCGGGCCAACCCACGACAAATCGCCTATCTTTTCTAAAAACCCATGCAAGCCAAAGATTGGACCCCAGTTATTTGGAAGAGGTCCGGCTTCGCTTAGTGCTTCGTTTGTTGACAGCTTTCTTAGTTGCCACATTTTCTTGCTCCTTATGTTCTACTTTTTGCCGCCCTGCTTGTTCGTCTGGGTGGGGCATGTTAGCCCCGTTGTTGAGGTATTCTTGTTCGTCATACTTAGGAAACGGAGAAAACCCTACTCCCGGCATGTGCTGAACACCTCTAGCATGCGCTAGCTCCTCCGGGGTGACTTTCCAATCACGCCAAGCTCCAAAATCTTGCCTAGGTACAAGCTGTAAGTGGCACCCAACATTAGCAGAAAGTTGGTGTATCAACTCTATTATTTCTACAGGCTGATATGTATTCCACAAAAATCTTCCCGACGCACTGCGCATCGTTATTTCTGTAGTGCCACCCCCGGCCGTACCGACGGTTATAGACTGCGCGCGCGTGTCATTAGCTTCAAGAACTTCGAGTTGCCGCAGTTTATTTCGTCTATCTAGCTCTTTTTTTAGCTCTTTGTCGTTCATGCTATTGAGTATTCCATGATATAGTCAGTGTAGCCCCGCTATCTATTACAACGGGGTAACATCCAGTATTAACTGCTACGCAATTTGCAGTTGTCGGGTTGCCTGCATTACCGGGGTTGGCTGAGCCGCCCGAAGATGCGGGATTTCCGGCCCCGCCTCCTCCAGCGCCGGGAGCGCCGAAAGCGTTCAGTTTCGAACCTCCACCGCCCCCGCCACCTGCGGCACCCGCAACAGATCCGTTTTGTCCGACACCCGCCGGGGTCGGGGGAAATCCGAAAAACCCCTGATATACTGCACCGTCACCCCCGGTACCACCTCCGGGAGACCCCCCCAGACCGCGATCCCAAGGGCTGCCACCTAGCGGGCTAGAACCTGCGGTGAAACCATTATTACCACCCGAACCCGCACCCCCGCCGCCACCACCGCCGCGGCTCAGGGGTGACGGTACAACAGGACAATTGCAAAGGGTAAAGCTTCCTTGGCCTCCGGCACCCCCAAAGCCCGAACCCCCGCCGCCGGGCATAGTGCCGCCGTTACCAACGGGGAAACAAGGCGCCGGGCTTCCGGCATTCCCGGGATTCCCGGCAGTTCCTCCGGCACCTCCGGTGCCTCCGGTGCCCGCTACCCCACCGGGGAAAGACAAACCAAATACCGTAGATGCAACGCCGTTATTTCCGGGATTCCCGGGATTTCCGGCAGTTCCCCCCGCAGTTGCGGAGCCACCGGCAGCCCCGTTGAGGGAGTTAGTGTTGTCGCCGGGACTTCCTCCAGAGCCACCACTACCGCCAGTTCCCCGCACACCCGGGCTTCCGTCATTTCCGGGATTTCCGGGGGACCCTCTTCCCGTTACTGAAACTCTTTCGAGTCCTTCAGGCACAACAAAAGTACCGGGATTCGAAAACTCTTGACTGCCCGCTTGAACAATTGGCTTGCCACCAAATAAACCTACTTTGCTAGTTCCTATAGGCATAATTAACTCCTACGCGCGGGAGAATCTAAACCTAGAGCCTCTCGCCTATCAAATTTATATTCGGCGTGTGGGCCGTTTTTGTCTACATAATGCAACATAAACTGTACATTTATCTGGCTCTCGGGTAATTTTCTGCGCCAATGAGTCGCCTCGCAACCTTTGTAAATAACCGCATCGCCCGGATTTAGCATGCACTTTACCGGGTCATTATTTTCGTATTGCATCCAAATGGGCCAAATATCACCAGTGCAAGCCACATTTATAGTAACGCTTATTTCGCAAGAAGGCCTATCTGTATGGGGCCTAAGCTCTTCTCCTTCTTGATATGCCCGACTAAAAGAGTAGGTCGGCTCCAACTCAAGCCCCGTTTTCTCCTCTATAGCAGGCTTACACTGTTTTAGCATAACCTCTATTAAAGGGTCGGCGTAGTACCCGAATTTACTGGAGTCGTTAGGTTTTAAATTATCTTTAGCTTTCCATTCCCCGCGATTTATTTTGTTTTCAAAATACTGAGATATGGTTTGTATTGTTTGAGCGTCGATCAAATTCTTTACTTTGCAGTGCCCGGCGTTTTGAAAGCTATTCATGGTAGAACCACCCAGTAACAATATACTTTTCGTTGTCCCCGTAGACAGGGTTGCCTCTATGGGCGTGAGTAAACGCTGCGGGCCATAACACCATTGTATTCTCAACAGGGTTTAGTCTCCGCTGTTGGTATAAAAACTCTGTTTCTCCGTTGGCTTCTGTAGGGAGCGTATTTAAATAAAGCATATAAACTAACCCGCGGCGAGCTTGATCATCGTTACCTTTCTCACCGTGCCAAACATGATAGCCGCCCCCACTAGAGGTCTTTTGCATCTTCATGTTGTTGCAATTTATCCTTGTGTCTTTTATAACGGAGAACTGGTTACCGTACTCTTCAAAACACGCTTGCAAACCGTCGAAAAACAGGTCCACAGTGTTTTTGTCTTGGAACGGTTCAAAGTTTATATTCTTGCCATTAGAAAAAATCTGGTAGTCGTTTTTGACGTGTTTAGCAGCTCCTTCTCCGTTCTGACGGTCAGTGCCTGCGCCAAGAGCTTGGTTACGGTCAAACTCTGCTATAAGATGTTGGCAAAACTCATCTGGGTAAACATCCGAAAATACGCCAATGAAGTCTTTATACTCTGTTTTCATTTAAACGGTGGCCCCGCTACCCATGTTACTAATGTTTGTCTTGTTCCTTTGGTTACAGGAGTTACTTGGTGCAATGTCCACGCAGGAAATACTGTTATAAGCCCTCGTTTCTTTTGCATGCTTTTAGGCTCTTTGCTAGTCAGTATTTGCAATTCTCCACCTTCGTACTCACTGGGGTCGGATAACTGTAAAACCATAGAAAGTTTACGTGATATACCGGAAGCGCCAAAGTCCTGATGCCAAACATAAGTTCCTTGCCGTGCCTCGTGGTAGTTGGTTAACTGTATAGACTCACCAAACCCGGTAAGCTCGAACCCAAAATGTTCAGCGTTTAAACTTGCCGCAACGTGCGCCAACCGCTCAAAAACCCACGCGCATTCGGGGTCTTTATTTAGCCAATTAAGCTCGGAGCGTCTTACATTACCGTTAACCTCTCCACTTTTTCCACCCCCTATCTTGGCCGATTCTGTGGCTTCTTTAGCTTTCTGTTGTAGCCAATTAAGCTGTCCTTCAGTAAAAGCGTCATCCCACCACGCAAAAGTCTCTACCTTCCTAGTATGGGGCGTCAGCAAATGCTGCATTAAATAAACCTTTTTCTTTGCGACAAAATAAAGTGGATAAACTTTGTCGGGTCGTTAGATTGGTTCGGCGTTATCATGTGCGGAAGCCATGAGTTAAATAGCATCATCGTCCCCGCTTGCACGTTGTTAAAGTGTATCTGAGGCGTAGCCATTGTAACTTGATCGCTAGGCGATGCCCACAGGTCGGCCATACGTTTGCCCGGTCTTGGGTCATCAAATATAGGGTACGACCCGCCTTCCGGCACTTCTAAGAAGTAAAAACCCGATATTTGGCTATTCCCGTGTACGTGCATAATGTTGCTGCCCGTACACGCAAACTCTTGGCCCCACATCCCAGACACGTAAAACTCGTACTCGTCTGTTAAATAACCCTGATCCTTTAAAATACTAACGCCCTTATCTCGAAAGTAAGACGCTAAGTACCCAAGGTCAGGGTCATTTGCCATGTGCGTAGTCTGTTTAACTACCGATGGCTCCATTTGTTCGTAGTATTTCTGGGTATGCTTTAGCGTTTCTCCCGCCCACTCTGGCCGCTCTTCACGGTATATAGGCGTTGAGAAATGCGCATACGCTTCCATTAACTATTTACAAATGAAGTCAAGTCTGTAGCTAAAGAAGTTACGGCACTGGCTGTAATGTCAGTAGCGTCAACCGCAGCTTGAGTACGACGGTTTTCGACTAATACTTCTTTAGCCATGCGTACCATTTCTAGCTTAACTCGCTTTGCTTCTGCCGCGGCTTGATTGGCGGCGCGGTTATTTTCTGTAGCATTTTGCATATCGACTGTTGCTTGCATTTCTGGTGTTAGTGCCATGTTAGTAGCCTCCTAGGCTGTATTAAATTAAGAGAAGTCCTTAGCCGGTAACGTGACATACCACGTTGTACCGTTATCTGGAGAAAAGAAAAACCAAATGTCTGTATCGTTAGCGCCCGTAGAGCGACTAACTGAACCGCCCGGATACTTAAATGTTCCGCCTGCAAAAGCCACGGTTCTGGACGCTGTAGCGTCGTTAGTAAGCACCAAAGTAAACGAAGTAGCTCGGTTAGCCGTGCTGTTAGGCGTAGCCAGTGTAAACGTGCAGTTACCTGTAAGGGTCGCAGTAAATACGTTACCCTCATTACAGTTAATTGTTTTGGCTGCTCCAGTGTTACCCAAAGCAGTTACTTCGTCAGAGAACGCACCGGCAAAGAACGTATTAGAATCCATTGAGATTACAGTAGCCGCACTAGCGTTTTGGATGCCGGTGGTGATCTTAGGGGTAGTAAGTGCGGGGCTTACGTTAAGAACGGTAGCGCCTGTACCCGTAGAAGTAGTAACACCCGTGCCGCCGTTGGCGACAGCAAGGGTTCCCGCCGTAGTAATTGTTCCAGACCCTGTAATTGGCCCGCCGCTGTAAGTAAGGCCTGTTGATCCTCCTGCCATTTGAACAGAAGTAACCGATCCGCCTGTTTCAGTTGGGTTAGCATTAAGAACCGCAGCTCCTGCGCCCGCGCCGTCTGTAACGATCATTACCTTGGAGCCGCTAGCCACGTTAACCGTAGCGCCAGAACCCTGCTTGATTGTGATGATCTGACTGCCTGTAGTGGCGTTCTCAATCAACCACACTTTAGAAACAGTGTTTGGACCAAGCGTCACCTCACGAGTAGCCGTAAGAGAACCCGCCGAAGTAATCTTTAGGTAGAACCCGCGAGTCGCGTCTGCCGTAGCGTCAGGCATAGTGAAGGTCTGGTTAGCATCAGCAGAAAGTTGCTTAGTGCCGTAGCTAAAACCGTCGGTAATTAGCTCAAGGTTAGTATTGGTACTAGTACCCCAAGTGCCGTCTTCATCGCCGGTTGTAATTTCTTTTAACCGGAGGTTATTTACATAAGTAGCCATCGTTTTTCTCCAGTCTTAAACTAGTGTGCTGCCACCGGCAGCGGGGATTGTGGTCGCGTAAATTGTTGTATTCTGACGCAAATTTAGTGGCTCACCACAATCAGAACAAGTATCGGCGGTTAGCTCTGCTTCGTCAAGATCGTATCCGCAGTTACCACATACCACTTCAATTTCGTGTTTCGGGTCTATTGCGCTACCAAGTGTTTTTGCTTCGTTTGTTGTTTTCATGCTGCTATCTCCGTCCAATTAGGGTTACCGCCCGGAACTATTTCGCCCCATACGAGCACTTTTTCGACTTGTCCTGTAGCTTGTACTCCTGTGACGGATACTATACCCGCGCCATTTTCAGAAGTTTGACCAAGTATTACTGTGCCCGTAACGCTAGTCACGTTAACTGCTTGGATTAAGTCTACCGTAACACTGCCTAGTGCCGACGTTGCTTGCAGGCCAGTCTCGGGGATTATAGCATCTGCTGTAACGCTTACTGTGCCTAGAGCTGTGGTGCCTTGGACTCCAACGAGGTTTACCCCCGCACCTTGCTGGACATTAGCCGAACCTAAAGCGGTTGTGCCTTCAACACCAGTAACAGAAACATCCGCAGCAGCACTTGCCACCGAAGTTCCGAGTGCCGACGTTGCTGAAACCCCAGTGACCGAGAATACAGCGGTGCCCGTAACTGTCGGGTTACCAACCTCACCCGTAGCGGCGTTACCTAAGACTAAGCCGCTCTTGTCGCCTTCTACGGCGGTATTGCCCAGTGTAAAACTAGCGGCAACCCCCGTAACGGCTACATTCGTCGCAAAGCCTTCAATTACGGTTACGGAACCAACTTCACCTGTAGCAATCGGCAGGGCATTACCTTCGCCCCACGAATCTGTACCCCAAGTGCTAAATCCCCAACCGGAGAGTGGGACCGTAACGTCAGCCATCTACTAGGCAATCCGAATGATCGCGTTGCTTGCATCAGCAGCAGGGAAGACAATAGTAAAGTCACCCGCGGTCGAAGTCTTATCCGCACCAAAGTCTAGTACCGCTACCGCAGGGTTAGTACCGCCGTTAGCCAAGTATATAAGCGCGCCACGAGCAGTAATTGTTGCAGTAGAAAACGTCAGGTCGGCAAAGTCCAAGAACGCAGTAGTGCCGCTCGAAGCAGGGTTAGCGGAGATAGTCAGCGTGCCGCCGCCTGCGCTGTAGCCTGTGCCTGAGACTTCGTTTGTCGCTGAATACGCAGTAGTAGTTGCGCCTAGCGTAGCTGAGCTAGTGTACAAAGCCAGCTTAAAGACCTGTGACGTGCCCGAAGCAAAGTCAAAGTCTCCACCAAGGATTTGAACTTTGAATGATGTTGCCATAGCTTGTGAAATAGCCATTTGTGTTTCCTCTTAAATTAACGCGGTTCTATTCTAAGTTGACCAGAGCGGTACATATCTTCCCGCATCTTTCCGTCGCCCAAGTTCTTTAATAACGCCATAGCGTCTACGTACATCTTCTGGTACAAGGCTACCATATCTGGTTCGCCCTTAATAAAACGTATTGCTTCAACTAAAGCGCCGTTAAGCAGGGCAGAATCAAACTCATCGCCAAGCCACGTAGTACCCGCAGTAACAATAGTCTCGGGGTAGTAGCCGTAATGTAACTCTACTTCATACGCTGCATTAGGCGTTGGGCCTATGATAAACGCGGTGTCGTCAAAAATTCCGTAGTGTACGGGCGTACCTGTACTTGTTGGTCCGGGGTACGCCTCACGAATAAAGTTAACGTCTTTATTTAGTAAGTATGTGTAGTTGCCCTGCGCATCAATAACCGCCAAAGAGAACGTGTACAAGAAGTCTGTAGGGTAAATTAAATACTTATTACCAATAGTTAAGCTGCCTGTCTGGTTTCGACGCAGCGCAGGAATCTGAACAGTGTTATATATCTTCTGCTCGGCCTGTTCAGTAAACATAGCAAGCTGGGCATCCGTAAACGACTGCTCGCAAATGTCCTCAATGTTTGTCTTAAGCTCGGTGTAATTCACCTGCTACTCCTTAAGCCATTGGGCCTCGGGCCATAGTGCCCTTAGTAGCTGCACCTACGCCGCGAACCTTAACACCGCTAGTCTTCATGTCTTTAGGCGGCTGGTTGCAAGTATCTACTTTGTACATTGTAGGCTCATTCGGGAACTCGATGACCTTGGGTACTTTTACGTTTGATCGTGACTTCATTTTCATTTCTGTCTCCTAGGTTGTAGTGACCGTTACTTGTCCTACGACGCCTGTCCCTTCCAAATTGTCTGGTGTAAGTCCAAAAGGATCGTTTAGCCCTACTGGGTCCCAACCCCACTGTATGTCTCTGCTTGCTACTAATTCTGCTGAGTCCGGTCTCGGGTCACGTATAGCTTGTGGATCATCTACCGGAAACTCACCTAGCATAAGCTGCGGTTGGTCTGGGTTCCAACACTCTGGGCAAGCCTTAATGTTAGTTTTATTTCCCTTAACAATCAGCTCTTTAAGCTGCGATAACCTGTATTGAAACCCACATACGTCGCATATTGCTAACGCTTTTTGTCCCGAGGCGTATTTATAGCTCATAAGTCTACCTTATGCTGCTTATACGGGGCACCAAGCTAAGCGTTGCTTTCTCCCTGTCTTCACCCGCTGCTAGCTCAAACTGACGCTCGTACTCGGCCTGTAGCATAGGAATACGAGGCATCAATTCAGGGTCTTTTTGAGCTATATAATATGCAAGCCCTGCAACGAGGCAGGGCAAGAAACGGAAGTTAACGTCGGCGGTATTAACCCCTGTCCCAGAATCTTGTATACGGCGCATCCGCCAGTACTTAAGTATGTAAAACGGTGCAAGTGCAGTACCTTGGTCTGGTACAGGCCACACAGTAACCGAAGGGTTAGCTTGCCCACGGTCTACATAAAGCTGTATAGGGCGACCTTGGCTTAGCTTGTTGGGGATGCTTGAGTAGGTAGAGACACTGATACGCGTGATGTTTAGATCAGACTGAGTAGTTACACTACCATCGCCTGTGCGTACAACGTGCTCTAAAAGGTCTATTGTGTCGGCGGGCAGGTCGTATGTGGCTGTGCCTGTTACGAGGTTTGTTGTACCTTCCTCGATAGTCCACATGTTTATACCACGGTTCTGCCACTCAATAGTCAACAGATTCATAGACCTACGAGCAGTGCGCAGGTCGTAACCAGAACGCATTTCTCTACCGGCACGCTCCCACGCTTCTTCCGCAATCTCGGTGAAGTCCATGTTGAATGTAGCTGTGCCAGATGTAGCCATTATTTACCCCAACTTTCCCGCGCTTTCTTCTGCGCAGTTTTAGATAAATCTTTGTAATGAAATAACTTTGCGGACTTAGCTGACATCGTTTTGCCTGTCATTACAGTCCCGTCGGGGTGTTTGTGCGTGCCCCCTCGGTGCGTTTTACCGTCTTTAAAGTAGTGGTTTACGCCCTTAGCCATTATTTCTTCTTCCTTTTAAGCGATGCTACACGCTTAGGTTTACCTGCCGGTTGCCCTAGGCGCTTCTTCTGCGCTATACGGGACTTCTTCTCTGCCGCTGTCATCTCACCAGAGGTCTTAGGCGTTTTACTAGAGACCCGCTTTGTGGGTCTACAGTACGGGGTTCCCCGCTTATCGCCCTTTTTACGTCCACAAGCCTTGCCTGTCTTGACGTCTTTCCAGTCCTCTTTGAACCACCGCTTTAGGGCTTTGCCCTTCTCGGTTTTACGAACGGCCACTGGCTTTCTTCTTTCTGCACTTGGCTATAGCACCCGAGGCGTACGCAGAAGGGAAGACTTTGTACGATGCCTTCACCTTGCGGTAGCAGTCGTCTTTGACCGTGCCGCCTTTCTTAAACGTAACGGGCTTCATTTTGCCCATGCCTCTGCACTTCATCATCGCATTGTGCCCTTAGTTCGACCTCGGATAGCACAGCCGTCACCAACACAGCCACCTTTTTTTAGACCTTGTACTTCTTTGCCGCCCATTTCTACTCTAAAACTAGGATCATCTAGCTTACTACCCAGCTCATCTCGGAGCATGTTTCGCATCGCCAATTCTTCTTGCTTAGCTTTTAAACGCCTAAGCGCTGTAGCAGACTTAGGAGACGTGCGTTCAAGCGCAGTTTCTGGAGGCGCTTTTTTCATTGGGGTGGCTTTGCCACCAGCTTTGTACTTCATGACTTTGCCGCCCATGTTCATCTTGCCTTTGCCGTCAGCTGCGTAGAACGGGACTTTCTTACCGCCCTTCTCTACCATTTCCAGCTTGCCACCCATGTTGTACCGCTTTGTTTTACAACCTGCCATGATGTTCTCCTAGCGAGTCTTAAAATACATAGTAATTTCAAAGCCTAACCGTACATTTTCGTATGAAGGTTTAGTCCACATAACAGTCTCCTACCACTTAACCTTATCAGCCCAGTAGGCTGCGCTCATTTTGCCTTTGGCGATATTCTTGCCGTGACGAGCCTTAAACGACTTGCGCTTAGCTTTCATCTTGGCAGACTCGCCAGCTTTGGGTTTGCCAGCAGTGCTTGCGCCTTTCTCGCCAAAACGAATTATCTTCTCCTTCCCGTTCTCACAAGCCTTCACAATGTGGGACTTCTTAGCATGGGACGGAGTTCGTCTTGGCTTATTACAAGCCATTGCTTTCTTATCTACTTGCTTAGCCATATTGCTTGTTCACAGTAAATATAAAGGTATAGGTATCTCCAGCAGTTGGAGCTACTGTAGTTGCTACTATGTCGCCAGTTTTACCAGCTCCAGCGTTGTTGGGAATTCCGCTAAAGGCAGTGAAGTCGTACTCCTCTGTCCAGTTTACTGGTAGATCAAAGATAAGAACGTTAGCATTTGCCTTCCATTCTAGTTTGACCCCTACTCCAACACCTACGTACACAAGCTTTGCCAAAACAGCGCCAGTACAGGCTCTACGGCTTACCGGATCAACCGATAATGTAGAGACATCAACCATTGTGCTAGTTACTACGTCGGTATTTCCTACAACCGCAGTAACCTTAATGATCGCCTGCTTGCTGCCATCTTGGATTATTTGAGTCGATACTGTATCAGCCATGAGTTAGCTCCTTATGAAAGAGCAGCGCCCGTAGCAGTAACCCAAGCAGCGCCTGTGTTAATTACTAGACAAAACTCGTTATTGCCTGCGCCATTATCGCTGACGATGTACACCGTACCAGCGGAAACAGAAGCAAAAGCGGGAAGATTAGCCGTAGTTACAATAGGAAAATCAAAACCATTTGTAGAAACGACGGGACCTGAAAAGGTAGTTGTAGCCATTTTGAAACCTCACATGCGAGTTATGGGGCGTATCTGTCTGCATGTCGTCAGCCGGAAGCTGTCAGATACACCGGTTAGTTCCGGATTTAGGTAAGTATATAACACTTATTTGTCTAACGCACAAATAAAAAAGACCCGTCTGTGGGGACGGGCCAACTTCTCAAGGGATAGGAACGTACTGTCGGGTAAGTTCCACCTACAAATTACCCCTATCGGGACCGTAAATCAACTTAATAGGTGATTATGGATGTTTTTTACCCACCAAATAAACATTTCTTCGCCTAGAGTGTGCTTCATAATATTTACTCTAGCCGCCGCTAGTTGCACGTTCTCGCGGGAATAAGGGCCTTGAGGGTTTACCCGATCTATCGACGCGTTAAGGTCTTTCTGCTTACCGTCTCCAAGAGCACCGTCTCGGTGGTGGGTCATGAGTACGCCAGACAGAGCACATCGCCCGTCTTGGGTTTCCCACATCTGGCACAGTTCTTCATGGGTAAGAGAAAACTCTATGCCTTGTTTGCGGCGTTGGGACTTAAGTTGGACGTATACAATTTTTAGGTACGCTTCAGGTGTAGCAGAGGTTTTCTTTGCTCGTTGGGCTAACACGCAATCACGGCATACCCCACGATAATTGCCGTCTTTAAATAGCTCAAACTGAGTAGTCTTGCGGATTTTATTGCACGATGTACATAACCGTGACTTAGCCGGTTCTGTGGTTTTGGGTGGCTGTCTAGGCATAACTCATTATTACCTATAAAAGAAAAGGGGGCCGAAGCCCCCAATCCTAACACCTTTGGCTTATTAAGCGCCCGGTGAACCGAAGATACCCAGTGGGTCAGATACGCCGAAGCTGTATCGCTCACGAGCCTTATAACGGCTGTTGCCTGTGTCGAAGTCTGCGTCCATGCTAGTGCTCATAGGTGAGCGGACGAAGTGCTTCAGGCCGTTGGGGATGTCAGTCATCAAGAACCAAGCATTGGTATCAGTCAGGTAGTTGTTAACTTTATAACCACCGGGGATTGAACCGTTGTTGTTCAGTGCGTTGATGTCGTTATCCGCTGTAGCCACACGAAGGTTGGTATCCAACAGGCGAGTAGCAACGAATTGCAGTGCCGGTGGAATAACAAGCGTCTTAGGCTTGGCTGCAATAAGCAGACCGCGCTCATCAGTCCAACCAGCAATCTGAATAACAGCAGCTTCGAGTGAAGCCTCGTTAAGGTCAGCAGCAACAGCAGGACGGTTTGAGTTTACACCACCAGATACGAGAGGGTGAGCAGTTGAACAGAGAGTCTGTCCATCACCGTACGTAGTACCAGCAGCGAATGCGTTGTTTAGGATGCTAGCACCCTTAACTTGCTTAGTGTACGCCATAGCGCGGGCAAGTGCCTTTGTATAACGTGAAGAGAGTGAATCGTAGAGGTTATCTTCGATTGCTTCTTCAGTGAGCGAGAAGCCCATTGCAACTGTCTCGTGAGTGTAACGAGCAGTCCACGCTTCTTGCGCATTGTCATACTCGATTGCAGAACCTTCACCCTTAACAGGTGCGGCACTGAAACCAGACAACTTAGTTTCTTCTTCAAAAGAACGATCCGAAGATTCAGTCTCGAAGATTTCAGCAGCCTCATCACCATACTTAGCGTATTCGAGGCCGAATAGGGCGTTTAGACCCGGTAGTAGCTCCTTAAGGAGTTGCGCTCTTGAAATAGCCATCTGCTAGTCTCCTTATACGCCAGTTGTGTTGTTGTACTGATGCAGATTAATCTTTACGACAATCTCCACAAAAGTATCAGCAGCAGTTTTAGTTTCGTCTATTGTGTCGATAACTCGCACAACCAGACCCGCTGTTGTAGCTTCTGAACCCGCTAGTACTGATGCACCAGAGTTTCCAGTAGCTGTGTCGCCTGTACCCGCTAAGACAGACATGTTTGCGCCTACAGCAGCACGAGCCGCCGAGGACATGCTGCTGTTAGCAGCAGTTACAGCAACTTTAAACGCTGCTAGTGGGTCGTCAACTACGATAGCAAAAGCTTCAGTAACGCTAGTGCCGGGGTAGTACTGAGCCGGTGTGAACTGACCCAATGAATTGACGTACTGAACACCTACACAGACACCCGCAGGGGAACCAGTAGTAGTGCCAGTAAACTTCTCGATTGTGCCTGCCGCTACGATTTTAACCAAATCACCTGCGAAGATAGCCGTATTGTAGGTGCTCGCGATAGGAACAAGGCGAGTCTGACCTGCGTAAGGCATACCGTCTACACGGTTAATTGGCTGAAAGCCGTAGGGAGCACTGACTGTTGGATAAGCCATTGTATATAACTCCTAAGTTTAATTTCCTTTGCCGAAAGTAACCTTCGATTTCCTATCGTTAAACAGGGGCATACGAGGATCATTTTCGCGCATTAAGTTATTGTCTACTGAACGCATCTGAGACTGAGCCATATTGTCATAGTACTCAGTACGCTCTTCGACAAGTTCTAGGGGGGCCTTACACAGCATTAGTCCGCCGACGATGACATTATCTTTGAAACGCACGTCGTCAACGGCGTCGCTAAATATCTCGGGGTGGTCTTCTGCGCGTACTGGCTCCCATCCTTCACGTAATTTTGAGGACACATTAGTGGAATCAGGTTGACCCATAGTGCTTACGCGAACCCAGTGAAACTTGTACCCCTCTTGAGGTGTAGGATCAGGCAACACTGTTGGCCGACTCCACGCCTTTTTACGGGTAGTTTTCTCACGGGTTTGTAGCTCTCTATCTAGTCTGTTTGCAGCCATTATTGTTTCCTCATTAGTTCAGCAGCCTGTTTGGCGTATGTTTCCAGTGGTACCCCAAGTTTTTTCGCAATAGCTATTTGTGATTGCGTTAACCTAATTTTTTTAGGTCCTGTGCTCCGCGAGGCGGGGGCAACCACGTTGCTAGATTTAGGCTTGGCATGTACTTCTGGTTCGTCTTCTATCCCATCATCGAATTGATCGGGAAATACTTGTCGCATACGAGAGTTGATTTTCTCGTAGTAAGTATCTGATTGGGGGTCTACCCCGTCTTTCGTTAACTTGTTATGCAACCCTAATGCAAAGGCAGTCATCTCGTCGTCTGAGCCGAACCACGGGTTATCGTCGCGCCATGAATCTGCTTTTTCGTCTCGCTGCACTTGAGGTTGGGGTGCCGTTGGTGCCTGTTCTACAGGAGTTTCTTGGGGTTGTAAAGCCTGAATCTGCTTAGGTTTCAACCCGTTAACTTTCTCTTGGCGTATTTGAGCAGTATTCAGAGCAGTTTGAGCTTCTAATATAGCATCAGGCTCACCTGACTCATACGCCTCTCTATACTGACGTTGGGCCAAAGCCATTTCACCCTGCACTTGTTTTTTGGCAGATTCAATAAGCGTATTATGGCTCTGGTCTACCGAACCCTTTAGCTTTTCGTTCTCAGCCATCAAGTTTTTAGCGTAAGCTTCAAGGGCCTCTTGCTGTCGTTGAGCTTCTTCTTTAGCCCTGCGCTCGTCGTGGTAGCCCTTACTAAAGTGCTTGATACGGTTCTTAACCTTATCAGAATAGTTCTCTAGCTCTTCGTTAGTAACTTCGTCTGGCGGCGGGGACGCCTTTCGCCCACGGTCAGCCTCTGGGGTATCGTCCTCCACTTCAATTTCTACTTCGCCCGCTTGGATAACATTTTTATCCTTAGCGGACTTCATGTCTTCTCGACCCACAGCACCTTCTACTTCAAGGGGCGCGTCTTCTTCAACAATATCAACCTCAACTTCTTGAGATGATTCATCTTTATCGGGATCGGGAAACTCAAATTCTACATTTTGTCTAGGCATGGTCTATTCCTTATGCACGCGAAACTGCTCGCGGATCGTCTACGACGGCCTCAATAGAGTCGTCATTCATTAAGCGAAACTCCTGCCCGTTCACCTTAAAACGCGTACCGGTGTTGGCTCGGAACATCACATGGTCGCCTACTTTGCACCAAGGCCCAGTAGGGAAACGCTCTTTGTCGCTATAGGCTTCATTACCCATATCAAGTACAGACCCAACAGTAGACAGGATATATTCCTCTCGACGAGTAGATTCTGCCTTAATAAGCCCGCTTTCCCCGAAGGTCTCCTCGACGTTAGGCAAGGCAATAAGCACCCTGTAGCCAACTGGCTTAGGGATAGAGGCTTCTAGCTCTGCCTCTTCTATAGCTTCCTCTTCTATACGTTCTTTGCGCTTTAGTTCTAATGCAGTCATTGCTGGAGCTACGGACGCGTCAGCGCCGACTCCACTAACTGTTACTGTCTCAGTCATCATCGTCTTCCATATAGTTACGCGAAAGGTCGTTGATCTCTCTTAATGCAGCGTTCAGACCTCGGATCACGCCACATACTTCCCGATATTCAGCAAAGTCTTTAGCTCCGCCACTTTTCAGGAAATCTTCGCTAGAGCCTTGAAGCCCCGTTAGTTTTTCGTTCAGCACGTCAAAGACGGTAGTAGACAACGGATCACCTCCTTACTGGGGCATCTGCCCCTCTCTATTGGCTTTCGCCATGTCCAAAATAGCTTTAGCTTCGTCCAAATCATTCTTGGCTTGAGCCTGTTCGTTCTGTGTAGCTATGCGGCTCGCTTCAATAGTAGCGGTGGTTTGAGCTTTTTCTGCATCGAGCTGTAAGCGGGCGGCATCAAGTTGTGTATCTGCCTGATCTTTCTGGGTTTTGCGCTGTAGCTCGCCTTGCTTGAGTCGTAGTTCCGCTTGCTGCATCTGAAAGATTGGGTCTTGGGCCTGTTGCTGGGCCTGCTGTTGAGCAGCCTGTTGTTGTTTCTGCTGCGTAAGCTGCTGCCCCGCTTCTGCCATAGTCTGCGCAAGAAGTACTTCCATCTCTTCCGGTAGCTCTTCGTTCGGTGCAGGTAGGGTAACGCCCAGCTTGTTCTCCATCTCTTGGCGGTATTGGAAGGCTACGTGTTCACCAATGTGCGCACTCAATGCTGCCATAATCTGCTGCGCTGCTGGGTTTTGCCCAATGAACGCCATGATGGATGGGTCTTGCATAAACGCTTGGTGGGTAGCAATGTGCGCCGCATGGTCTTGATAAATAAACGCTTTTATCGGCTTGCCAACTATAGCGTTCATGTTCTCACTTACCGGATCGGAAGGCTTAATATCGTCCGTAGTCGGTACAA